ATGGTGAAATATGCACCAAGAAAGGTATATATCAGAGAAAGTGGCGGCTATGTGGAATTATCCTACACGGAGTTCTGCCGTTGCAGGGAATCCGACCAGACCTATATGGACAAGCTGTTTATCCCCATTCAAGGCTGTCTGCTTGAAGTCGTGAGGGAGCAATACACAGACTTCTACCGTGACAAGGAACGGTGGCGTTATCTGCAAAAATTAGATACAAAGAATAGACTGCTATCTCTCGACGGATTTACGGACAGCGAGGGGAATCCTCTGGACTTTATCACTGATGAAGCGGTGGACATTGCAGAAACCGTTGTCAATGCGGTCATGGTGGACAGGCTGAAAGCCGCCCTGCCTTTGCTGTCGGATAGTGAACAGGAGCTGATACAGGCAATCTTTTTTGACGGACTTTCCGAGCGTGAAGTCGGGGCGAGGTTGGGCATAACCCAGAGCGTTGTAAACAAACGCAAAGCCAGAATCCTAATAAAACTAAGAAAGATAATAGAAAATTCAAATTTTCTTTTCTCATACAAAACCAATTATACCACTACAGGATTACTTTTTCTACAAAAAACCGACTGGATCCAATCCAGCCGGCTGCATTAATCTCCATTATGCTTTTATCTCTGTTCCGTCCTTAAATGTAACCCTTACATCTCCTTTTGCATAAACCGTGATGAAATCTACCAAACCGCACCATAGGTCACTGTCGAATTCAGTCAAAACTTCGTCCTGCTCAGACAATCGGTTGATGTACTCCTTAATTACACCCGACTTTAGTTTACGCTCCTCAATCTCGGCTTTTAACTGTCCTTCCTCTTCCCTTAAGGCCTCATATCGTTCCACCATCTCATCGTAGCGTCTTAAATACTCTATCTGGTCTTGTTCCTTTCGAGCATTCTGACTAACAAATTCCTGCGTTCTTTGAATCAAAACTTTGATTTCATCTCTCACATCGTCAAGTTTCTGTTCAACTTCTGAGGTGTCACAAGCTACTCTGATAATAACATCCATGTTCTCTACCAGCTCGTCCTTATCTTTCATCACTTGATTAAAAGCTGATACGAAAGCCTCCTGTATCTGATGTTCGTACAAATGCGGTGTTTTGCAGTTACACCCCTTCTTTTTCTTCTGGTATTTGTTATTGCATTGATACACAACCCTACGGTATTTATCGTTGGAATGCCAAACCTTGGCACCGTAAATGCCACCACAATTCCCACATCGTATCTTTGCATAATAAATGCTATTGCCCATATACTTTGTGCCGATTTTCTGTCTTCGTAAAATCTCTGCCCTTACCAAATCAAAGGTTTCCGGTGGAATGATGGGTTCGTGATGTCCTTCCACATAATACTGTGGTATTTCCCCTTCGTTCTTCTTTTTCTTCTTTGTCAAAAAGTCAACTGTATACTCTTTCTGCAAAAGTGCATCCCCTTTGTACTTCTCGTTTGTAAGAATCTGAATCACCGTAGAACACCACCATTTATCTTTTCCCATTGGTGTAGGAATACCCATCTCCGTAAGTTTTTCTGCAATCTTGTAATGCGAAAATCCCTCAAGGTAAAGTTTGTAAATAAGTCTGACTATCTTTGCCTGCTCCTCGTTGATTACAAATTCCCCATTCGGTCCCTTATCATACCCAAGGAAATTTGAATAAGCCAAGCTGACCTTACCGTCTGCAAAGGCTTTTCTCTTACCCCAAGTGGTGTTCTCTGAAATACTGCGTGATTCTTCCTGTGCCAAAGAACTCATTATCGTAATAAGGAGTTCTCCCTTTGCATCGAGCGTCCAGATATTCTCCTTTTCAAAGAAAATCTCCACGCCCTTTTCTTTCAGTTTTCTTACTGTCACGAGGGAATCAACCGTGTTTCTCGCAAATCGGCTGACCGACTTTGTAATGATCAGGTCAATTTTTCCATCAAGTGCATCCTGCACCATTTCGTTGAATCCGTCTCGTCGATTCGTGTTTGTTGCTGATATACCTTCGTCCGTGTAAACCTTTACAAATTCCCAATCTTCTCTGCTCTTTATGTAGGTTGTATAATAATCCACCTGCGCCTCGTAGCTTGTTGCCTGTTCTTCTGTATCCGTTGAAACACGGGCATATCCTGCAACTCTTCGTCTTCTAATCGAAGTTATCGGCTGAAAATCAAAACGATTGATGGTAGCAGGTATTACCGTTACTTTCTTTGCCATACGCTCTTTTTCCTTTCTTTGTCATTTAATTCAAATCTTTCATCGAAAACCACCATGTCCTCAAAGGTGCTTGCAAATAAGGGTTCATAGTCCTTGCTTTGCAAAATTTCCTGCACAGCCTGTCTTACTTCTTCATCCAAGACCCTTTTTGCAGAACAGTTCTTGCAATTCCAAACCTTTACCTTTTGTTTCTGCCCGGCGGGTCCCATTTTCCAAGTGTCGCTTTCCAACTTACCGCCACAACAACCGCAGGTCAGTTTCCCGGAAAAACCGCTGTAGCCTTTCTTGTAGGCTCGCATAACCTTCTTCACACTTCCGTTGTTTAATAGAAACTCAACCCTATCCAAATGGATGGTTATCTGCTCCACCCTTCTTCTGACTTCATCTTCATCAAAGTTTTCTGCTCCTAAAGCGGTCATGGCAGCATCCATAAGTTCCGTTTCATAAATTGGTCGAAGTTCACACTCTCCTTTGCCCTTACGCTCTCTGGTGTTGCAATTCCACTTCTTACCGTATTTTGTGGTTCTTCTGCTGACGGAACACCCGCAACAGCCACACTTGACCATTCCAGAAAAGGCAGTCTTAATAAAGTCCTTATTTGGCATTGCCTTTGCACGTTCCTGTTTTATCTGCTGAACCTTTGCAAAGTCCTCAACCGAAACCAACGGCTCAAACATCTCTTCTACTGCATACTGTGGCAATTCTCCCTTGTTGTACTTTCTGACATGGTTCTCATTGATGTAGTTTTTCTGTAAAACCATCGTTCCCGTGTAAGAAATACTCGAAAGGATATTCTTAATCGTGGAATCATCCATCGGAACTCCGCTTTGCCCCACCACTCCATCAGCCTCTAAACCTTTGGCTATGGAATATGCAGGTTCTCCTGCCAAGTACCGTCTGTAAATGTCTTTTACCACTTTTCCCTGTTCCGAAATGATACGGAACATCTCTCCATCCCACCTGTAGCCGTATGGAGCCTTATGACCATTTGGAATTCCTTGTTGGAAACGCTTACGAATTGCCCACTTGATATTTTCTGAAATGCTGCGTGACTCTTCCTGTGCAAAGGAAGCAAGAAGTGTAAGAAGAAGTTCTCCATCGTCTGACATGGAATGGATGCGTTCTCTCTCGAAATAAACATCGATGCCGAGTTCCTTTAGGTGTCTTGTAACCTGTAAAGTATCAACCGTGTCTCTTGCAAATCGGCTGATGGACTTTACAAGCACAAGATCGATAAGTCCGGCTTCGCAATCTTCCACCAGTCGGTTGAAATCATCACGTTTTTTTCTGCTTGTACCCGTGATGGCTTCGTCTGCATAAACACCTACATACTTCCATTCCGGATTACTCTGAATATAGGAACTAAAGTAACTTACCTGTGCTGACAAAGAATGTAATAATTCATCATCAGAAACACGGGCATAAGCAGCAACTCTTATTCTTCTTTTTACACTTGGCAATGTCGCATGAATCGTTGTAATTACTGGCATTTTGACCCTCCTTTCCATGTGACATATTCCCGTACTATTCGGTTTGTATCAAGTCAATGTCGAACAATAAACTACTCAAATTTGGACGGTATTTTTCACGGAAAATTGTATCAATCTGCTTATATTCTTCTTTGCTAATAAGCCCTTGATTTAAGAGGTTTTTGACCTTACTCATGGTCGTTTGATAGAGTCTTTCGTTTCTAAACGCTTCCTTAGTCATCAATGCCACCTCCAAATCTGTCTGCGATATAACATTCATGGCTGCAATACTTACGGTTTGCATTGCCGTATACCGTAAATGGCTTTTTACAATATGGACACTCATATTCGTACATGGCTTTGCGATTGACCTTATCAAGGTGAGCATTCCACCACTTGTTTCTGCATCTATCCGAACAAAACTTCTTTTTCTTTCTTCCGGGATTTTGTTTTATGGCCACCCCACAGCAAAGGCACACATCCTTTTTCACCTCTCCCTGTTCTGCCATCTTTCCTCCAAGACCATGTCTTCTGCAGTAAGTTTTGACGGTGTTCTCCGAAAGTTCCATCTGTTCTGCGATTTTCTTATATCCCAATCCGGCTTCTCTTAAATTTCCAATCTGAATCTTCTGTGCGTCTGTCATAGCCACACCTCCACAAGTTATTGAAGGAACGTGCCATCGTTACGAAGTTTTCCCTTCACTATCCTTGGGTCACGAAAATCCATTTTGAACGGATTTATTTTTATCCTTCTAGTGGCTATGTAAACGAAACGCCCCTTTTTCCCCTTTTTGAGCAAAAAAAATAAGCCTGCAGACTCCAAACGGAATCCACAGGCCTACTGTGTCACTTATACTCTTTTTACATAATCAAGGGAAATCCATCCTGCACCGGACTTTAACTTGCCCCATTTGGTTGCACCCTTACCATCGGACTCTTCCACAATGGTATATACTCCCTTTGGAATATACTTCGTTCTTGCATAGTTCGTTCCTGGACCCTTACGGATATTAAGGTCAGAGATGCTGACCTTTACAAGATAAGGTTCAAATGCTGTGTTGGAATACAGCACTTTCCCGGACTCATCAAATACGGAATAACCCTTATTCTCATCAGCGCACTTCTTTGCATATTCCAAATTATGATATGCACCCTTCTGTGATGCCGCATCCGCCCATGTCTTACGCACACGATACCATACTTCTTTTTCTTCTACAGGCTTTTCAACCTTAGTACCGATAATGGCATTAAGGATAGTAAGAATCTTACCACCATAGCCTTTGCCTGTTGCCCAGCCTTTTCCATTCGGATTTTCCTTTTGACCGAGCCAATCCACATATTCTGCACTTCCTCTTGTGACATATTTGAATCGTGGGTCTACACATTCATTCACAAGAGCATCTGCACAGGCATAAGCCTTTAAGTGCTGAATCTGTGCCCTGATACCAAGCTGTGCAGTATCAAAGGAATTTCCCGTTTTACCCTTAGAAGTTACACCCATACCACAGTAGTTGTTCTGTGCAAGTGTTACGGCAGTCCCTTCGAATTTGAAGTTACCTGTTTCCAGACAAGACTGTGCGAATGCAATATCTCCTCTTACTCCCTCTGCCTTGCCTTCTGATAAGTAAAGCGGAATCATATCAATTACCGACTGAGCCACAGATGGGTTCTTTGCTTTAATGTAAGCCGCCATCTGTTCTGCTGTTGCAACTGCTGTTCCCATAATCTTCGTATAGGAACTCGTATCCTCTGTAACCATTGCAGCTTTTACATCCTTACGGAATCCATCCATTGTGTAACCCATGCCAAGCTGTGTCCACAAATGTTCTGGGTCTCCGTGGTTACTTGCCACACCACGAGCATGACCTTCCTTATGGCTTATAATGACACCATCTGCTGTTGGGTCTAAGCTATACTCCGTACAGAGCATTGCAAACAACTCCACAGCCGCCTCATAGGTTCTTTTGGCTACAGCTTTTGCCTCTTCCAAGTTAGAACAGGTAAATGAAGAACCGCCTGTGTACTTGATGCAGGCAGGCTCGCACATTTCTACACCGATATGGGTATTATTACTTGAGCCACCACCATGCCATCCTCTGTGATTCCAAGGAAGTGTCTGATACACCGTTCCATCATTACCATCAATAAATGCGTGGACACAGGCTCTGTCATAAGAAGACTTGTTCCACGAATTAATAAAGGCTAATGCCTTCGGTTGGGAACACCCAACCGAATGAAGCATCAGCCCTAAGACAGTAATTTTCTTCCCTGCCTTATAACAGGGATTGTTTGTCATAATAGATTCAATTAACTTCATGCTACTCCTCGCTTTCTGCATCTTCATGCAACTGCTTCAATACAAGTTTCAGTTTTTCAGGAATTGGCAGACCTAAAATCCCGGCATTCTCTAAAAGTGATACACCTTCGTTAGAAAGGTAAAAGAAAATGACCGCTGTTCTAAGTACGCTGCCTGTTCCAATCACCTGCACATCCAGAATGTTTGACATTCCCACAAGGATGAATATCAACACCTTACGGCAGATACCTCTGAAACCTACTTCGCTAGAGAGTGTTTTGTTGGAAATTGCACACATCACACCAGTCACATAATCAGCAACTACAAATACAACAAGTGCAATCAACAGTCCGTCACAACCTCCAAGGAAGTATCCGAGCCATCCACCAATGACCGTAAATACAGCCTGAATTCCATTCCAAAATGCTTTCATGGTTTTGTCCTCCTTTAAATTTTTGTATAAAAAAAGCAACCACCCTTTCGAGCAATTGCTAATTTCCATATACCTATATCTGCTTTGGTAACCATTCCCACAGTCTCATATCTTCCTGTCCTAAAGACCACATACAAGTGCCTCTTAACTTCCACCGATATGCTGCCTGGTTAATCCAATACACAAGACTGTCCACATCTTGGTAATACAGAATAGAAAAACCATCTGCATCTCCAAGGAAAAGCCTTGAAATCCATATATTTATATCCTTGGGAATAATCTTAACTGAGTAATCATTCCCACAGGATAACGACTCCATCGTATGTGAATGGTAAAAATCATATTCAAGTGATATTTCCTCACTTCGTGTAGTGGATTCCTCCACATCGCTTGTGAGCGTAAACACTTGAAACTCATCATTCCATACACAGTTCGTTCTTGCAATTCTGCCAAAGGATGATGTCTTGCCATCCGGCATAATCACATCAAAGCGTTCATATGGCTCATATGTCCATGCATCACCCATACGCAGCAGTTCGCAAATGGATGTATTGTCAGAACGATACCCTGCATAACCTCCCGTAAATCCGCTCACGTTTGCCGTAAAACGAAGAACAGAAGAAGAACCGGAATAAACCCTTACCTTTCCATTTCTGATTCGCATTTCTACGGTATAAACGCTTGGATCCGTTCGTAAGGATGCATCCGTGTTTTTTGCAATCTCCGTAGCATAACTTCCAATCAATGTCGAACCATTGTACAGTTCTACTGCCTGATTAGAGATATTAAGACAACAATATAGACTGCCACAAAATACACCAGCTCTGCCACTACCGTTCTTTAGAAAACCAAGTCGCGCTCTAATGTGTATGTCCTTAAAGCCTGAATAGTCCCACATAAGGTCTCCATATCCTTCAAGCTGCGAGTAGACTCTTTCTGTCGAATACTCATCTTCTCGCCATATACTCCATTTCCCACTATCGGTTTTCCAGAACCCTGTTTCAAGCACACCACTATCTCTGAAATCTTCATACCAAACAAGTGCCGAGTCTGGCTTTCTTCTAAGCATTTCAAGTGTCAGCTTAAAACCTTTGTCGGGTCCAACCATATTGCCATCCACATCTTTAAATTGTCTCGGAGCAACCACATAGGTGGCATCCCCCGCTGATGGATACTCATTGAATGCCGAGCAGACCCTAAAACCATAAAACTGTACCCCTTTTACATCAACAGATACTTTTATCGTATGTGTTCCGGCAGACAAAGCCACACCTTTTGCAAGTGTTTTCCAGAAGGTTGTTCTCCAATACGGCCACCACAATCGGCTCTCATAGAAATGTACTTCTGCCCCATCAATGCTTATATAAACACCGTTCTTATCCCAAAACGGATAACATAGCCTTACTGCAATATCATAAGTTCCAGCCGATGCAACCGTAAAGTTGTATGTAGCCGTACCTTCATCACCTAAAGAAACCATGCTGTCTGATACTGAAACAACACCTGTGTATTTGTCAGGAGTACCTCCACCCCGGTCAACATAGATAGTTCCAAACTCTGCCTTCTGCTCCTTGCTATAGGCTGTCAGATACTTTCTTCCGTTATAGGAACTTGCTATCTGTGGCTGTGATCGGGAAGTGGCATCCTGCCCTTCCATGTAGTCATACACCTGTGGCAATGCCCACGGTACTTTATTGTCATCATCCCAATAAGACAGAATTGGAATAAAAGGCTGTGGTGGAGCATCTCCCGTGAAGTTATACTTTCCTTTCATCCAGTTCTGTGCTGCATAATAGGTATTGGAAGTCCCTCTGTATGTCTTTCCGATATTTGCCGGGTCATCGTAAATCTGCCAGTTCCATCCATAAGTCGGCATTCCAAGAAACACCTTCTTTGGATTCATAACCTTAGAGGCATAATCATAAATTCCCTCAAGCCAACTTCTCGGAGATACGGGTCCAGGAGCAGAACCTGCCCAAGCCATACCATAACTCATGATGGATGCTGTATCGCAGTATTTATCCAAATCGGCATACACGCACCAGTTCTCTCCACCAACCGAACCATTCACGGAAGTCATGCCCGGCAGACAGATATTCATGTGTTTGGATGAATCATATCCCTTTACTGTGTTATAAATATTGGCAAACATCTGTGTAGATGCCTTGTGTGTGGAATATCCATCTCCTTTTTCCAAGTCAATGTCAATTCCGTCACACCAAGAATATTTTTTCATAATTCTTACAATCTCAGAAAGAAACATATCCTGTGCACCATCTGTATTATCCCTAAGTGCTTTAAAAATACTGTTGCTACCATCGTTTGCTACAGTAAGCAGCCACTTGATATGAGACCACTTGTTGATGTAAGTGAGCATATTGGAAATGGCAACACCAGACTCATAAATCTCTCCTGTTGCTTTTACCTTAAAAGAAAAAAGACCAATCTGACTGATTCGGTCTCCATAATCCCTAAGTGCCTGATACATTCGGGTATTTCCCATGAATGTCCACACCATGACTTGTCTTCCTTCAAGCGTATTCATTACAAAAGCTCACCTCCATCTTCCATTTCCTGCAGTTCAAACAGTACCCTTGCCGATTTTCCCTTTTCCACCTTTACGATGTGTTTGGAATCCCACGCTGCACTATACTGATAAAATCCTTCTTTCTTCTCCGCTGCTCCATTTTTAAGGCACTCCCTTGTGGATGCCAAAAGCTGTATTTCATCGTCCGCTTTCATCGCAGATGGAAACCTTACCCTTTGACCTCCGACACCTTGTGCCAGTTCTATGGAATCAGATGCCATATCTGACTTTGGATATACACTGATATCCAGTCCAGCCGATGTGCCGCCAAGGTTGCATACAATAACTGTTTCCTTGGAACGAACCACCCCATTAAACCAAACTGGCTCTCTATCCACTCCATCGTCTTGGCTTTTTGTCAGTAATTTTTCTGTATGTGGTGCATAGCCTGTAAGTGCCGAACCTTCCTGTAGCTGAAGGTCTGTAAAATAAATCGTGCCGGAACAATCGGAAATGATAGGACTGACCGATATGCTTGTGACACACTTATCCTGTTTCTTATTGATGACCTCTGCAAGTCGAATAAATGCAACATTACCCATCTTGCGACCACTTAATCTCACATGGATGTCCTATCCACCCCGTTGCTACCGAGCCACCCTGCAAAAGTAAATCCGTTACATACAAAGTTCCTGTACAATTCGTAATGCACACCCTTACAGTAATGGACTTTACTCGCTCTCCATAGTTTTTTGGTGTGACCCTAGCAGATGTTGCGGAAAAATATGCCACTTCTCACACCTCCATCAATATAAATCAATAAATCTTGTTTCTGTCGTTCCATCTTCATATTCAATGACAACCTCAATCCCTACTTGCGAAGAATCGGATAGTTTCTTAAGGTTCTCCGAGCCAATCTGTGCCGACAGCGTATAACTGGAACGATTCGCAGGATACACGGTCTGTGAAAGACTCTTTGTCATTCCACTTACACCTTCTGCCTTAAAGGAAGCTGTACCGCTTGCCCCATTCTCTCCGTCAGCTTCAAAACCGGAACTAACCCAATACGCCAGTCCATCATCGGCTCTCGAATTTCGCAGCAGATTAAATGGAACCATTTCACGAATGTCGTCGTTCGTGACCATGCTCGTTCCTTCGAGTGTGTCAGCCACGCTATCCCATTGTGTTGCTGATGAGCCTAAGTTCTTTAATGTGGTCGATAACTCAAGCACCGTATTCCAAGGCTCCTGCAAGTTATACTCTCTTCGGATAATTCTTGTTGTGATGGAAAGACCAAGTTCCCTATCTTCCACTCTTACATAATCACCAAGTTCCCAAGCCTCATGCTCGTAACCTGTCAGCACCGATAAGTCCATAGCATTCAGCACATAGGAAATGGACGGTTTACAGTATTCTGCCAATCTCATATTGGTGTACTCAAGCATCTGATATGGATTGGTAAATGAAGAACAGTCAAGTGTGGTAATTCGGATATCCTTAGTAAAAGTAAAATCCTCTACATAAGGTTTCCCACCATTGATATCTGCAAATGTTAATCCTTCTGCACCTACCGCATAAAGCCTCGTTACAAGACTTCTGGTATCCACCACTCGCTTAATACTCTTCATGTTCTTTTTATAAGCAAACAAGGCTCCGCTGTCCTTGCCATTAACTGTAAGTAAATGAACCAGTCTGTTCGGACAGTCAAATACCAGATCACCGCCATGCAGGTCTGCGATATTACGAAGAATGGAAAGAGCATTTTTTTCTTTACTCGTCCATGTTCGTTTTGTCTTTACTTCTACCGTTCCGACACTCCACTCCGTATCAGCAAGTGCATACTGCATTGCCACTTCCGGGAGTTCTGCATCAAAGGTTCGTTCCTCTTTTCTTACGGAAAAGGTCAAATCATAGAACTCTGCCTCTGCATACACTTCCGTAACTGTTGTACCATCGGTAGCCTTTGTATCTGTAACGGTTCTGACCTTATAGACATCGTCTACAATCTGTATTTTCTTCTCGCTGTCAATATATCTTCGTTTTGCATCCCTGTATGAAATTTTAAATGTCAGCGTATCTTCTCCGTTGATTTCTCCCGTAACAATAATGTCATAGGCATTTTCAAGTACAGACTCCCACGCTCCATTCTCATCCAAGACAACAGGACGGGCATAGCCAATCTTTCCGTATGGTGCTTTCGGAATATCATACAGTCTGATATCTACCACCTTCGGTGTTTTGGAAGTATCCGTTGTAGAAAGTGTCATTCTAAAACGAATGTACTCCCTGTTCGGAGACTGCAATTTGCCATCTGTGGATACCGCCACCCAATCACTCCACTCCACCAAATCATCACTTGTGGATGTTTCAATGTTAGAAACAGAGGTCGTACCAACCACATATTCACTTGTGACAGATACTTTTCCTGTTCCTGAAAGATTGCACTTTGCTGCAGCAGAGGTAAAGACAGCTTCTGTCGGATACACACCGCTTGTAGCACGGAGAGTAACAACTCCCGGACTTGTCGTTCCGTCTATGTCACCCGTTGTATCCCCACCATTTGCCAAACAGGCCGAATGAAAATAATCAACCAAATCCTCTGCTGTAAGTTCACTATCACAATCCAAAAACCAGTCATCGAAACCACCTGCATACCAATAAGACATGGAGTGCATACCCCAGATAAGGTCTGCTGTACAAGTGGTGTTCAAATCACCCGTAATACTCAAATCTTCGGAAATCCACGCTTCTCCTGTGGATTTATCCCCCACCACAATCCATGCTTTCTTATTGGATGGCTCAATAACTGCCGCTATAAAATACCAACTACCATTAGAAAAAGAAATGGTCGGTGACACGGACTTATCTAAAATCAATGTCCCCGAAGAGTTATACAGCATCAGTCTTGGCTTTCCTCTAATCAAAGAAAGATAAAAAATAGGCTGTCCCGGACCATAACGGGTATTAAGGATTGGTGTATATGTATTCCCGATGGAATACGTTGTCGGCTGCATCCACCCGCCACAGATAATTCTCTCTCCGATATTTGCAAAAAGAGAACCATCATTTGTTACCTTAAGGTAGGTCTGCTCTGTGGCTGGGTTGTTTATGTTCATTCGAAAATAATTACCGAAGATACCTGCTCGAAGTGATGCCGTAGTTCCCGACCACTTATTGATATACGCATTTCTTCCCATGCCGGATGAATCGGCTAATTCCGTATTTCCATCTGGAGCAGACTCACTAAAACGCCACAATCCGTCTTTGGCATATTCTGATGGAAATTCGCCTGTAAAATCTGTCTGCTTATTCAAAACTGTTTTTAATGACATATCCTACCTCCATCTGCTTTTTGCCTGAATACCAAGGCTCGTAAAAGTGGCATTCTTTACCGATACGGAAATACTGTTCTTTCCTACATAGAGGGATGGGAAGTTTAACTCCTGTAAATAAGGAAGTCCGTTTCTAACAATCACTCCATTCTCATCCTCCACATAGGCTGTCATCTTATCCGTATCTACAACAAGTGTTTCTCCCTCTGAAAGTGTAGCATTCACAACCTTAAGTTCCTGTCCGTTAGTCGTTATGCTGATATAATTACTTACGCTTGGAGACAAAACTCCTTTTATTTTATAAATGGGATTTGAATCCACATTTCCTTTTTCTCTTTTAATCTCATGTGTTCCTTCTGCATCAATGAGAAAAGTCTCATCATTGATTGCGTATCCGAATGGATCTGGGCAAAAAAACTTCAAAGAAAAATGCCCCGCAGAACGGAGCAATCTCTCACAATCAACCTTTTCGTCAATTCTTGCCATAAAGTATCGGTCTGGTACATCATCAAGAATTAACTCGCCCAATCCATCCGTTGGGTCAAGCCAGAGTGCAATATCATCCAAAGCTAGGATTAACTCCCCGAAACTGCCTTTTGGAAAAATACTGCACTCCAGTTTAATCTCCCTTGCATCAAGGTCAGCACCGAAATCTGCTACTCCGTATTTCCCCGGAACTATAGTTGTGTAGTTTCTAAGCTGACCGCTTACCTGCCATGAAGTAAGCCTAGCCCTCATACCCATACTTTTTGATGTAACACTATTGAATATAAAACCCACACAACCACCTCCTTATGCTGTAGAAAAACGTCCCTGTGCACGGGAACCTGTCTGAATCAAATTGTATAATTCCTGCGAAATCTTACGGATATCTTCTTCACTTCTGACAATCATCTGTGAAATGGAAATAAGGGAACCGTAAGATGCTCCACTTCCCACTCCGTTCATTCCACTTGCAACCGAAGCTACTGTTGCATTTGCATCAAGATTAAAGTTCGTAGGAACAGCCGACTTCATATCTCCGGCTAGTCCATTCATTACATCCATAATGCCTGCATTCATATCCTCTGCCGCTGTAATTGCAGATTTGGCTGTATCGCCAATACCTCCTGCCAAACCTTCTGTAAGCATTTCTCCGACCCAAGCCATCTCTCGTGATGGAGAATGGATACCAAAGAAATCCTTAATCTTGCCCATAAGATTAGAACAGAAACCGCTGACCTTATTCCAAAGCCACGATGCAGCATCTCCAATACCATTCCAGATACCTTTGATGAGGTTTAAACCGATGGTAGCCATCTGTGACACGCCACCTGCAAAGCCTTTCACGATTGCAGAAATAATCTGTGGTACTGCTTTTACAATCGACACGATAATCTGTGGCAGGTTCTTAATCAACGCAACTAAAAGCTGAACACCTGCCATAATAATCTTGTCGATATTTCCAATCAGGGCATTTACAATGCTTGTGATAATCTTTGGAATGGCATCCACAATCGTTGTAATGATTGTTGGAAGGCTCTCCACCAAAGAAATCAGTAACTTAATCCCCGCATCGATAATGAGTGGAATGGACTCAATAACTGCTGTAATAATTCCATCAATAATCTGTGGAATCACAGTTACAATCGTTGTAATGATTTGTGGCAATGCCGTAACGAGTGATGATAAAAGCTGTATGCCTGCCTCGATAATCTGCGGGATTGCTGCCACGATAAATTCCACGATGGAAATGATTATCTGTGGCAATGCCTCTAACAACACAGGAATGGCTGCAATAATGCCCTGCGCCAATCCCATCACAAGCTGTAGGGCTGCATCAAGGAGCATTGGCAGATTGTCAATCAAACTCTGCACAATCGTCACAAGTGCCTGTACTGCGGCAGGAATTAAAGTAGGCAGAGCCTCTGCAATTCCCTGTACCAAAGTTGAAATCATTTGAATGGCTGCGTTAATAAGCAAAGGCAGATTTTCTATAATCGCATTCACGATTGTAATGACTGCTTGTACTGCCGCAGGAATCAGCGTTGGAATCAACTGTAAGATGGTATTTAATACTTGTGAAAAAAGGTCTGTTACTGTTTGAAGTAACGTAGGAAGTAACTGTGCAAATGCCTCAAGCAATGCTCCCGTTACCGTTGGAAGAGCCGACACAATATTCTCTATAACAGGAGTAATGTTTCTAACCACATCTTGGAATGCATCCACCACGTTATTACAGAGCATCGTCATGTCTGCATCAGCGTTTCCGAAACCTACCACTAAGTTCTGCAACGCAGCCTGCATGGAGTTAATGGATCCAGAAATCGTGTTCTCTGCTTCTGCTGCCGTTGCCCCGGCAATTCCCATGTTTTCCTGAATAACATGGATTGCAGCCACCACATCGGCATAGGAAGAAATATCGTACTCAATACCGGAAATAGCCTGTGCATCTGCAAGCAATCGTTCCATTTCCGTTTTTGTACCACCATAACCAAGTTTTAAGTTATCAAGCATCGTGTAGTTCTGCTTTGCAAAACCCTGATATGCATTTTGGATAAGAGACATATCTGTACCCATCTTATTGGCGTTATCAGACATATCCGTAATAGCCATATCCGCATACTCCACAGCTTTTTCTGTATCTCCACCCAAAGATGAAATCAGTGATGCAGAAAAGCCTGTGACGGTTTCCATATAATCATTTGCAGACATACCTGCTGTTTTATAAGCATTGGAAGCATAAGTTTGCAGTTTGCCCGATGATTCCTTAAACAAGGTGTCTACACCACCGACAAGCTGTTCATAGTCTGCATACGCAGACACCACTTCTTTGCCAAGGCTGATGGCTGCAGCTCCAGCCGCCGCCACTACGGTTCCCATAGCAACACCGATACCTTTTAGTGTACTTCCAAGAGCCTTAAACTTATCCTCGGACTTATCTGCCTCATCCCCGGCTTCCTTGATTTCATCCCCCATATCGTCTGCCGAGTCGGAAACCTCATCCATTCTACGGTCCATATCCTTAAGAGAATCTTCCGCGTCATCATAATTGGCATTCGCTGTTTCAAGTGCAGTATTATTTGCTTTGAGTTCCTTCTCCATAGCAATAAGTGCTGCCTCAGCATTGTTAAGCTGAATCTGCCAGCTTTGTGTGCGTCTGTCCGTTTCTCCAAAGGATGTGGATGCGTTCTGGAGGGCAGACCTTAAGGTTTCAATCTTGCTCTTCTGTGCATCGATTTCCTTGTTTAAGACTTTATTTCTTGCAGACAAAGCCTCAACCGAATTATCGTTTTTGTCGAATTGTGCCGATACCAGTTTCATTTCCGAACCCAATACCTTAAACGACTGATTGATATCTGCCAGTGCTTTCTTAAACTCTTTCTCACCTTCGACACCAATCTTCAGACCAAAATTATCAGCCATGTGTCTTTTCCTCCTTTCCGCTAAATTCCATAAGGAATTACATCATCAATGGATAATTCCTGCTTTGGCTTGGAAATGCCGTTGTACTGTTTGTGGCACTCCCATAAATCCATAAATAAACCAAAAGGCATCAGCCAGAACTCATCCTGTGACAGATGAAGCTGACCGATGCCGTAATACAAAAGCCGGGTAAACAACTCATCGTCGCTTACTCGGCCACTATGTTTTTTCCTTCTGATTCACTTTCCACGTTACGCTTTGTACCTTTATACATCGCATCCATGATTGCGTCCTTATAATCCGTAAGTTCCATTGGTGAAGTAAGAAGTTCCACCTCATCTGCTGTGAGTTCCGGTTTCTTCTCATTTGGATTTTTAAGGTTGTGAATAAGGATAGGCTGATTACATAAAAGAGTAATAAGCCAGATAATCTCATCGAGAGCCATCTCGAAGTTCTCAGACTTCATGAGCTTCTCTCCAAGGTTCTCCAACCCGCCGTATCGTCCTGCGATTTCCTTTGTCGCACGGGTAGTAAGGAGCATTTCATACTCTGTACCACCAATATTTACAACTGCTGTTCTTTCATCCATATCTGATATCCTCCACTAATTATTCTGTAGTGCCTGTAGTTGTATATGTTGGCTCATATACATCGTCATACCAATTCTTGATAACTGTAGCACTAACGCCTGTATCATCTTCGGACACTTCTGCTTTCCAAGGATGCTTGCCAAGACCGTCCACCTTGTTTCTACGAAGAACCGTTCCTTCAATAGATGGGGTTGAAAACTCAATGCTCTCTCCCTTTGTGGTAAGGTTTGTCGCAGGAATACCAAATTTTACACGGTATAACCAGAAGTAACGGTATTTTCCGTTTGCTTTCTTTGCACGGAATCCAATCGCAACAGGTGTACCACCATCTTCGGATGTTGAAATCAACACATGGTTCTTATCAATGGTTGCTCCTGTAAGGTCACCCGCTACAGATGCACCAATGTCATCAATACCAAGTGTAAGTGTTCCGCTCTGAAACTCTTTTACGATTTCAGCAGCACCGTCATCGGCATACAGCGTAGCCTCTGCCAGTTCCACGGATAATTCCGCAGACATAGCCTTTGCCAAAGACACAGGAGTTGCGTAGGTTTCGTTTCCGTCTGCATCTTCTGTGATTTTCGAATAAAATAATTTATCAAGACCAATCGTAGCCATAATTATTCCTCCATTTCATAATGTTTTGCCACATCAATGGCATAGTGATGGAAGTCCGTATCGTTCTCGTGACCGATGTATCTTCCATCCGTTATCGTGAAATCCCTATCAAGTAGTTCTTTCATAAGTTTCTTTTTCTGTGTGGTGTAATTCCCTTTCACAAACAGGGACAGCCTTGCCTCTTCAATCTCATAACCCGGACGGTTATCCGCATGAACTTCCAAGGAATCACCCATAGGTGTTACCACCACATATTCATTTGGTGCTTTTCCTTTGAACACACCCGTTTCCACAGGCAGACCACAGGATGTAACCACACCTTTAATCTCTGATAGAAAACTCATACCCTTTTAATCTCCTCTTCCAGTTTTTCTTTCATCGCACTAATGGCGGCTGATTTACTCGCACTTTTCGCAGGTTTCATAAAAGGTTTTGCAGGCTGACCACTCTTCCCATACTCAAGAACAGAAGCCAACATCGCATTGCTCTCCCCATCCGGACGTGGTTCAGAAAATCCAACTTTAATGTTAAAATCTCCGTTCTTATCCTGTAGGGGTTGCGAAGTTCCAAGGGCATCCAAAAGCTGACCCGTACTTCGTGACTTATACTTTGTGTCTTTACCAACCACAGACTGTAAATTGGAACGTACCTTTGCCTCCACAACCTCTGCCCCTGCTTCAAGCACCTTCGGTAAAATGACATCCGTTTTCTCTCCAAGCCTTGATACCTTCATCAGAAAGTCATCTGGCATCTTCCAAGATACTTTAGCCACTACTCGTCACCTCCTGTACAAGTGCCTCCAAATACATCCCTCTGCCTTTTACATTCTCAATGGATGTAATCTCAAATTCCTGATCACCGCAGATAATCTTCATATCCGTTGTTACAGTTACATTTGGAATCACACGGAAACGGAACAACTCTGTAGCAGTAGAAAACACCGCCACATTTGCCCATTTCTCACTCCCGTGCCTTCCTTCTCTGTATGCCCGGACAGATGCGATAACCACATCTTTTTCAATAGAAAAGCCTTCATCGTCCGTTGTGAGTTGTTTCTCCACAATGTCGATAAAGGCTGTCATCTTTCCAAAACTCATACTACACCTTCCATTCCCGGTCTAACCTAAGAAGAAGATTGACTGTGTTCCATACCTGCTGTCCTGCCTGAACATTGTCGGCAAAAAAGCCACCTGTCGAACCATCCCTACTTTCATAGAAATGGCTCGCAAGCATTATGACTGCCTGCTCTGTTGTGGCAGGCATTGTGTTTTTAGAGTAAAACCCTTCGTCTAAATGTTGGTAGCTTTCAGCATAGGCTGTTGCAGCAGTCAGGAACTGCTCCAAAAGAGTATCATCTGCGGAATGCTCCAATATCAGATTGGTTTTAACCTTTTCAAGCAATTCACTCACTATCTGCACCCCCTGTCTTATTCAGACTTAAGTTTCAAAATCTGCACAGCTTCAGGAAGGATTAACTTTCCATCCACACGCTCTTTTGCAACATAACCAATCATACCGTTACCTGCAAAGAGTTCACGAAGTTCTGCAAATGAACGAGAACCTCTGTCACCGATGTTGTAATAGCTGTAGTCACCGAATGCAATCGCATCTTCCGGTGCATATGCAGATGTGTGTACCGCATAACCCAACAATCTATCAGGCTCTCCCGCCTGATAAGAAGGCTGCCAGATATAAGCACCGTTGTTGTCCTTCAACTTTCTAAGAACAGCAAGGTTCTTGTCGTTGATAATGAAAGAAGCATTCTTTCTATATGGACGCTTAAGGGCATACACAAGATTGATGATGTCATCTGCCTTGATTGCTGCTGTAAGTGTTTCAGCTACAGTACCACCACCGTTTTCTGCAAACAAACCGAGTGGTCTGCCTACACCATCACCATTAAGGAAAGCATCCTCTTCTGCATTAGCAAGTGCCTTCCCAAACTGTTCGATGATGTATTTCTCAAGGTTGAATGCACTGTCATATAACAACTCTTCTGTTACCTTAATAGCAACATGAAGTTTGTGTGCATCCAAAAGAATCTGAGAGAATGTTGCATCACCAAAAGTTAAAGCGCCACCCTCTTCAATCCAGGATGCCGCCGGTTTGGTTGCTGCAATATTGATTTTATGCTCACCACTTGTTGTAATGGTGTGTCCGAGTCTTCGCATGATGTTTTCTTCTGTAAGTACATCAATCATTCTGCTGTCGTATTCTTCCGGTACTAAGTAGCCACCGTCTGCATCGACACCTTCCTGTAACACATTGTTTACACGCTTAAAGTTAGAACGTAATGCATCAAGCATAGCGTCCTTATACTCATTGGATGCCTTGCCAGTCTTTTTCTCTTCTGCACCCATCTTTGCCATTCCCGGCTTAGTTGTAAGAGGTGTGTTTACTGGCTTATTAAGTTCTGCCTCCATCTGTTCCTGACGTTCCAAACGTCTGATTTCATTGCTTAATGCGTTGATTTCCTCTTCCATACGATTGTATGTAGCATCGTCTTCTGCACTAAGTGTACCTTTATCGGTACGATGTGATTCTAAAAATGCCTTTGCAGCATTCCACGCAGTATTGCGTTTTTCTCTTAACTCCTGAATAGTCATGATTAAATCCTCCTAAATATGATTTTTGATAATGTCCAAACGCTCCAAAAGAGCATCCACATTTCGTTCATTGGTTTCCGGTGCAGGGATTTCTGACTGTTGCACCACAGTCTGTTTCTGCTTGCCATACTTGGCAGAAATCTTATTCTGCAAAGCGTTATTTACGGCTCTGCTTGAAAACATCACCGCTTCCACAGCATCTTCCATGTTGCTGTTTTCTGCCCCACCGTTATCACGGGTAAGCGTTCCATCAGCGAATCCAAGTTCTACCGCCTTATTGGCATTCATCCATGTTTCAGAATCCATAAGGTGTGACAGCTTGGCTCTTGAAAGACCTGTCTTTAACACGTAAGCGTTGATAATGGACTCTTTGACTTCGGCAAGCATATCAATGGCTTTCTGCATTTCTGCATGGTCACCCATTGCGATGGTCATAGGGTTATGAATCATAAGCATGGAAACAGGTGACATAAGCACTTCTTTTCCTGCCATAGCAATCACCGATGCCGCAGATGCTGCAATACCATCAATCTTGACTGTGACCTTGCCTTTGTAATTGGAAAGCATATTGTAGATTTGTGCCGCAGCTACACAATCACCACCGGGACTGTTAATCCACACCGTGATATCGCCTTCCCCCGCATTGAGTTCATCTTTGAAAAGCTGTGGCGTGACATCGTCATCGAACCAGCTTTCCTCTGCGATTGTTCCGTTCAGAAACAGCGTTCTCTCCGCCGGACTGTTCTCCGTCTGAGCCTGATTCTTCCAATTCCAGAACTTCTTCATGGTTTTCCTCCTCTCCACCTTCCGAGCCTTTTGCAAAAAGACCTGCATCCTGTAACTTGGTCATGTTTCCATTGATGAGATACAAATCTCCACCAAGTTCAGCAGGAATTTTGTCGAGGTTTTCTAACTCACGGATATCGTTTGCACTCATCCAACCGTTCTGTCTGCCAATGGCATAACCATTCATACGGCTCTGGTAGTCACCTCGAAGAAGCCCGTCCATGTTAAATTTGATAAAATACTTCTTTTTTTCTTGAGCCGTCAGTAAGGAACGCACCATAGCCTGCTCCCACCTTGAAATCCAAGGGTCAAGCGTGTATTTTACGAACTCCAATGACTGTTGCTCTATATTAGAAAAGCTCGACTTCTCAAGGTCTCCTACCATGTGTGGTGGGACTCTGAAAATTCGAGCAATTTCATTGATTTGGAACTTCCTCGTTTCGAGGAATTGTGCCTGTTCAGGGCTGATAGAAATCGGTGTGTACTTCATTCCTTCTTCCAAAACAGCTACTTTATTTGCGTTGGAACTTCCACCAAAGGTCTGTGTCCAACTCTCCCTTACCCTAGACGGGTCTTTAATAGTGCCGGGATGTTCAAGTACACCACTTGGTGCAGCTCCGTTAGCAAAGAACTTGGCTCCATACTCCTCACAGGCAATTGCCATGCCGATAGCATTTTTAGCCATAGCAATCGGACTGTATCCTACAAGTCCGTCAAAGCCTAATCCCGGAATATGAAGTACGTCTGTTGCTGCAAGGGTTACCCATTTTCCTTGATTGGTTGGTGCATCATCTACCGTCATGTAATACTGGTAGTAGATTTTCCCCTTATCATCTCTGTCCACAGTCATGCGATCAGGCATAAGTGGGTATAGAGCAACAATCTCTCCCTTACCATTTCTGATAATCTGTGCATAAGCATTGCCCCACAGCAAAAGGTGGGTCATAAGCACTTCTCGAAAGGTATAGGAAGACATCTCCGGATTTGGTTCATCATGCAATAAAAAATACAGCGGATGGTCGGTAGCTTTTGCTTTGCTACCGTCTCCCCTGTACTCATAAAAATGAAGTGGTAGGCTTGCTACCGCTTCTGATAAAATCCTCACGCACGAATAGACTGCTGTCATCTGCATCGCACTTCGTTCATTTACCTTTTTACCGCTTGTTGAACTTCCCAAGAAAAATCCATATGCACTTCCTGCTGTTCTGTTTGTAGGTTTATCCCTCGACTTGAATATTCCTGACAAAATACCCATTTTCTAATCCTCACTTTCTTAAAAAACAAGCAACCCTCGTGTATCGTAGACACTTTCACTCGTGTCATTGCCACATCGGATTGCCCTGTCAAGTGCCATGATTGTTGCAATAGCACCGTCAATCTTTTCTGTTGATTTTGCTTTATCGGCCTTAATGTTTCCCGCCGGGTCGTTTCGGATATAAATGTTATCCATGTTCCAACGGAGAACCGGATGCCCATTATGAGCCAGTTTCTTTTCCAAGGTCAGTTTCATAAGTTCCTTTGTTGGAGGAGACATGGATGCAAATCCCTGCCCCATAGGAACAACCGTAAATCCCATACCCTCTAAGTTCTGTACCATCTGTACTGCTCCCCATCGGTCAAATGCAATTTCACGGATGTTGTATTTCTCCCCAAGCTGCTCGATAAACTTCTCAATAAAGCCGTAGTGAACCACGTTACCTTCCGTGGTCTGCAAATAGCCATCTCTCTCCCAAATGTCATAGGGGACATGGTCTCTTCGCACTCGAAGTTCAAGCGTGTCCTCTGGAACCCAAAAATACGGAAGCACTATATACTTGTCATCCGCATCAAGTGGTGGAAACACAAGCACGAAGGATGTAAGGTCAGTGGTGCTTGATAAGTCTAAGCCACCATAACAAACTCTTCCTTCCAGATCTTCTTCTCGTATGTTCTCTGCACACGCATCCCATTTGTCCATTGGCATCCAACGGACTGCCTGTTTTACCCATTGGTTCAAACGAAGCTGTCGAAAGGCATTCTCTTCACCCGGATTCTGCTTTGCACTATCACAGGCGGCTTGCACCTTCTCAATGCCAATCGTAATATCCAAACTTGGATTTGCTTTTCTCCAAACTTCCGGGTCTGTCCAGTCATCCTCTTGGTCTGCCCCATAAATGACAGGGTAAAATGTAGGGTCAACTTTTCTGCCCTCTAAAATATCCACAGCCTTCTGATGTAACTCATAGCAGATGCTGTTCGTATCATTTCCCGCTGTTGTGATAATAAAGTGCAGAGGATTTCTTCTTGCATCCGATGTACCCTTTGTCATCATGTCAAAGAACTTACGGTCTTTCTGAACCCATAACTCGTCAAACACAAGACAGCTTACGTTTACACCGGATTTGCCTGCAACGTCTGCTGACAATGCCTTATAGGAACTGTTTGTGGGACCGAAACCGATAGTCTTTCTACTTGGTCTTAAGTCACATCTTTTCATAAGAGCCGGACTAAGACGAACCATGTCACACGCTACATCAAATACAAGCGAGGCTTGGTCTCTGTCAGCAGCACAACCGTACACTTCGGCTCTCTGCTCCCCATCGGCACAAAGCATATACAATGCGATGGCAGCCGCAAGTTCCGACTTTCCACATTTCTTCGGTACTTCGATGTACGCTGTCGTAAATTGTCGATACCCGTCGGGTTTTAATGTTCCAAAAATATCTCTGATTATCTGTTCCTGCCAATCTATAAGTTCGAATGGCTGATTATAGAACTCGCCCTTTGTATGCTTAAGCTGTTCAATAAAGGCAACCACAAAATCAGCCGCCTCCTTGTCATAGATGGAGTCCTTGGCTTTAAACTTGGTAGGAACATACTTTTTTAGTTTTCTCAATTCTCCACCTCCAAAAATGGACAGCAAAAAAGACCCCTTTCGGAGTCTTCTGCAAAATTTACTTTTATTCTTTGATGGCTACAAATCCAAACTGGTCAAATAAGGCATGAGGGTCGATTTGGTAAATCTTCCAACCATCCATCTCTCCAATGTATCTCTCTCCCCCAAGAAGTGCCGCAACCTTTAATGCGTGGCATCTTGTTTTGTTGTAGGAAAAAATAATCTCGTTTGTCATGGCGTTTGCCTCCTTCGTTTTCGTTATGTGTACATTACCGTACTATCACACATATTGGAATACGACTATCCACCAGAGTTGTTGCCACATAATTGTGTATATTATAATCCGCGCTGTTCGCACTGATGTATTGTCTGAATTATGGAATCCTGTTCTTCTTTGGAAACCCCTATGCTTTCAAGTGCCTCTCTCGTTCCACAGTCGGGGCAAATCGGCGTTTTACCATCCTTCCTTGAAGTAGCAGGCACTCCTCGGTATGAATTGCCACAGAAGGGGCAAATTTGAATTCTTGCAATGTTGTTTGTTTTCATTATATTCCAAGCTCCTTTCTGCTTTTTCTGATTGCGTTCATCAGAAGGCTTTGGTCGAATTTAAAGGTGTTATATCCTGTGATGCAGGTCTGCACATAATTCCATGTTGGTATCCCAAATGGTCTGTCCTCGTGCATGATGTAAACAAAAGCGTCTCTCAATCGTTCTTTTTTACTTTTAATGCCTGTTACCACAATCTGCATTTCCTTTTTATAATAAAAGGTTGGGAATCCTTCGTATCGGTCAAGTGCAGCCTCATCCTCTTCTTCCACCGACCAAACTGCAACAGGTACTTTCGCACCTTCCTTTGGTTCAATCGTAAGATAAGAACCGGACTTGCTACCCTTAAATAAAAGTTCGTAATCCTCAATTACTGCTGTTCCAACCACCCTTGCTGTTGGGCATCGAAATCTCATCTGCGTTACATTCAAGTTGCTGCCGTAGGCTAAATAATATCGTTTCATCTGCTTTCCTTCCTTTCTAGGGCTATACCCTTCTACCACCTTAAGACCGCCGTGGCGGTCAAAGGCAGGCCTGTGGCTATTCTCTTCAAGCCACTCGACCTCTTCGGAAAGCTGTGTCTCCGTCAAGTCTCTTCGTATAAAGGTCTCTTGCTGTTTTGAATTCATCCCCAATAAATCCAAGGCGAAGGAGCCAAGTTCTCATTGCGTATTTTGGATTTTCGGTCTGCTGTGGCTTTGCACTTGCTGACCTTACTTCCTTTGCCAATTGGCTAAGTGCGAGGCAAAGCTGAATGTAAGCTTTAAGCTGTCCTGCGTGTAAGCCGTTCTGCTTTCCGTTTGCAGGTGCTTCGAATTGGAAAAGTCGAAATTCAACCGTTCCCTTTGTGAAAGTTGCGTGAAGGTTTAACATGTGGTATCGGCTGTCGTTGTAATGGTGGTTTCTGCCGTAACCTGCGTTTTGGCTGTTGTACCAAATGTCTGCCAATGCCGACATGGTTTTTGGTTTTCTTCTGTTAAGCTGTTCCAAAAATCGTGGGTCAACCGTTCTGCAATATCTGTTCATTCTGCCTCGGTCAAGTTTTAAGGCATCTGCTAAAAGGCTTTCGTGGCTCGCCATAATGTTTGCCAAGTTTCTAAGGCTCTGTGGTGTGTGTCCGTTTGCTCCGATGTGGATGTGAACTCCGCATCCTCTTGTGGCATCGCTCTTTGCTCCAGCCTTTCTTAAAATTCGGATGAGTTCCTGCAGTTTTTCGATGTCTGCGTAGGTAAGGATTGGCGTTACCAATTCGCATTTCTCGCTGTCTGCTCCTGCAATGCTTACGTCTCTTTGAAATTTCCATTCTCTTCCCTGCTCGTCCCATGCTGACCAAGTGCAGTATCCGTTTCTTCCATCTGTGTATTCAAATCGGTTGGTTCCGAAAAATCCGGCTGCAAGTTTTGCTGCCTTTTCTCTTTTGATGTTGTTCATCTCAACCTCAACTCCGATGGTCTGTTTCTTCATTTCTTCAATCTGTCTTGCTGTTTTTTCGTTCATTGTCTGCCTCCGTTTTATGTGTTTTCCCTTTCGGTGTACACATATTCCCGTACTATGCAGATATTATCAATACAACTACTACACAAAGATACACACATCAAATTGTGTACATTATGGTGGTTTATTCCTCATCTGTGCAAGTAGTAAGCCCCATCAATAGTTCGGTATAAATCTTGGTGTAACGTTCACATTCACTACCTTCTGAACCCGCAATTGCTCTGAGGTAAAAATCAGCTGCCTCTTTGCGAGAATCCCATGTTTCTTCCTTACCGTAGCAGATTATCTTAACGCTATCCAATTTTCTACAAGCATCTTCTCCGTAGACAACATTGAGTCCACTACCATTATCCCAAGAAACCATAATGGATGCTGTGTCATCGACTCCCCTTACTGTTCCCTTCGTTCCAATCGGTGGTGCTTGGAAATCATCCATTTGCACCAGCTCCACCCTCGTTCCAACCGGATATTCTTTTCTTACCTGTTCTACAATCTCTCTGCTTGGAAATCTCATTATTCCTACTCCTCCTTTTGCTTTTTGAATGCCGAAGAACCATCAAGGTTCTCAAGTAAAATTTTTCTGTCTGCCTTAAATTCATCACCGATGAATCCAAGTCTCAAAAGGAAACAGCGGAATGCGTATTTCTCATTCTCATCTTCCCTTGGCTTTGCCGTGATTCTCTTTTGGTTCTTTGCCATCTCACAAATGGCTGTAACAAACTTTGTGTATGTCTGCACCCTTTGTGGATCCAATTCAGAGAACCAAGGGAACTCAATCTTGTCATCTTTTACGTTAATCACTAGGCTCTGCTTTTTAAATGCACTGCTGAACAATCTGCCCTTGCTCTCAAGGATTCTAAAAAGATTGTCGATTGCCTCATCTGTAAAGCCTTCCTTTAGAACCGAAATGATAAGTTCATTCGTTTCTGTGGTTTCATCCCACTCTGTTGGGGAGTTGCCTGTTTCCATTACACAAGCATCCACCACTCTGCTACTCTTTTCAATTCCGACTGGGTCTGTATCATTCAAGTCTTCCCACGAAAGTGTGCCATCCTTCTCAACCCTAAAAATGTCGATTTGATATGCACATGATGGAACTCCAAGATACTTTGCTTTGACTCCCAGTTCCTTTTCAATGGCTTTAACCATTTTCTTGCGAGCATCCCCGCTTACATTAAAATGTAATACCATTTTGCGTACCTCCTATTCTTTTGGTAGTACACATATTCCCGTACTATCGGTGTAATAGCAACGATTATTTCAGATAAAACGTGTAGAATACCACACGAATAATTCCTACATAATTTGTGCATAGTACATAGGGAATATGTGAAAAACGGAAGTGGAAATCCCCACTCCCGTCTACTCATTTAAGGCTTACGCTTTTCTTAAAAGAATGCTACCAACATTTACCCATCTGCCACCGTAGGTTAAGTCGATGAAACCACAACCAGAGAAAGTATATGTCTTTCCTGCCGCAGTCTGTACCTTTTCTACAGCACAGTAGTTCTTGTTGCTCTGACCTCTTGTACAGTTTGCAGTTAACCATACATAAGAACCTGCAGGTAAGTCGCAGCACTTAGAACCGTCAGCATAATATGCTCTTGTCGCATACTGTACTTTACGCTTTCTTGTGCTTACAGCCACCCAAGATGTACCATTGGAAGCGTAGTCTGCAAAATCACCAAACTCACATCCCCAATACTCCTCTGGGAAAACACCCATAACCATATTGTGATTAGCGTCAAGAATTACTGCTGGAGCATCGACGCCTTCCCATCCTGTTCCCGGAACTGTACCTTCCACGAAACATTCATTCTTTGTAATATTTCCAATCTTTGTAGAACTACAACTTCCGTTATCGTTCATTTTATAAATTGGAATCTTCTGTCCAGACAGGTTTACCTGCCATCCACTAACTGCCATTTTCTTTTCCTCCATAATAAATTATTTTTCCTACTCACATTTGGCATAATAATTTATGCCCGATAAAACGAATACCACATTCGGTAAGGCTACACCGTTACCCCACATCTTATATTCCGCAGAATCGGAATGTGGATTCTTAAGCCATTTGATAATCTGGCTGTCTGTTTTCGGCTTTATCTTCTTGCCCATTGCTTTCGCATGAACAGAAAATACATTCTTCCACCAAGCAATCTCCTCTTTAGTCGGATTCTCTGTTTCCAGATCATCGCACCACCAATCAGGAAATCCTTGTAATCTCGCACACTCTGTTGGAGTGAGCCTTCTGACAATATACTCAGGCTCAACGATATGATAGTCACCGCTGAAAGCCTCTTGATTGCCGAGCCATTGTTTCTCTCCCATACTTGCAGCAAGCGTTCCAAATACATCCTTGCCCGATGCCGTTTTGACATCGTTTATAATCGGTGGGTCTTTATAATCTGTAGCCACTAATGTGTTTGCCAGCTCTTCCTCTGCATTCGTAAAGAATGATGCTTTACTTGAACTAAAGGTAGGAACTGCTACTGCACTTGGTCCCTGTGCATTTAATGTGGAATTAATCCCATCATCCGTAATGCCCGGAACTCTTGCAAAATTCTGACCACAGTTAAAAGCCTCTCTGTCAATGGCATAAACAACTGCGTGTTTATCAACTGTATTTAATGTGAATGAGACATCCTCACTGATTCCATCACCCTGTGGACCGTTCTCATCCTTCCTTCCAATCATGGAGCCCTGTAATGAAACCACAGCCATACCGCCTTGATTGCACGATGGATTTCCTCCATTGGCATCCAAGCAACGTGCTGTATCAGCTTCATAAAATCCGCTGTTCGGATTATCCGATTTCATGGAATTACTCTCTTTGGCACAGATACCATACACCTTTGGTGTCTCAACCACAAATGGCTGATTATTTCCACCAGTTCCATAAGTAGACGAAACTGTCTGTGCTACTTCCAAGGGACCGGTATATCTCGTGTCCTGACTGTGATTCTCAAACATCAAGCGGTCTGTGCCTGTTTCTCCAATGCCTTCTGAAGTATCTCCGGCAGTTGCTTTCCACGGCTGGCGGCTCTTCGCAGAATACCCAGACACGCTTTCTGACTCAAATAGTATTTTTCCTGCACACCCACCTGCAAAATCTGCGACAAGGTAGATACGCTTTCTTCGTTGGGGTACTCCCCAAAACTGTGCATCGAATAATCTCCATGCGACTGAGTAACCATCTCCCAAGATTTCTCCTGCGTTTTCCCACTTTGAAGGTCTAGGAACAGACACTTGCTCGTCTTTGACTTTGCAGATTTCTTCGAGGACTGCACGGAAGTCTTCTCCTTTGTTACTGGAGAATGCTCCTGGGACATTTTCCCAGACGATAAATCTTGGATATTTTCCATTGGTTGCCTCCCTCATTTCTTTAATGATTCTGATTGCTTCATAAAAAAGACTTGAGCGTGAACCGCCCAAGCCATCTCTTTTCCCTGCCACGGACATATCCTGACATGGGCTTCCAAAAGTTATGATATCTACGGGAGCAAGTGTACTACCATTTAAGGTAGTAATGTCTCCCAAATGTTCCACCTGTGGCAGTCTCTTTGTTGTGACACGAACAGGAAAAGGCTCAATCTCCGATGCCCACAAAGGGGTTATACCGGAAATCAAGCCTCCTAAAGGAAATCCCGCCGAGCCATCAAAAAGACTGCCAAGCGTTAAAGTTCTACTCATTGCTGCCCTCCACTTCTACTACCAAAGCAGAATATGGAATCTGCTCTCCATCTCGAATGACATACACATTGTCTGCGTCTCCTGTGTCCTCCACATATCTGCGGAGAATCACGGATGCGTACTTTTCATCCAGTTCCATCGTATGACAGATACGATTTGTCTGCTCACATGCCATAAGCGTTGAACCACTACCACCAAAGGTATCTACTACAATTCCATTTGCCTGACTCGAATTACCAATAGGGTATGCAAGCAAATCAAGTGGTTTTGAAGTAGGATGGTTTTTATTTCTCTTTGGCTTATCGAAGTTCCAAATGGTTGTCTGCGAACGGTCAGAATACCACGGATGTTTTCCATTCTGTAAAAATCCGTAAAGCACAGGTTCGTGCTGCCACTGATAATCAGAACGCCCAAGAACTAAGGAGTTCTTAACCCAAATGCAACAGCCTGCCAAATGAAATCCTGCATCCTGAAATGCCCTACGGAAATTCAAGCCTTCTGTATCTGCGTGAAAAATATAAGCAGCTCCACCTTTTTCAAGATGTGCTGCCATGTTCTTAAATGCCTGTAACAGGAAGTTATAAAATTCCTCGCCTTTGATACTGTCGTTCTGAATAGTAAGGCCATCGGAACTTTGGAAAGATACACCGTATGGTGGGTCTGATACGATAAGGTTTGCTTTCTTACCATCCATCAGCGTTGCCACATCTTCCTCACTTGTGGCATCTCCACACATAAGTCTGTGTCTGCCAACCTGCCAGACATCTCCTCTTTTTACGAAGGCAGCCTTTTCAAGTGCATCGTTTAAATCGAAATCATCATCTTCGACTTTGTCATCTTCCGTACCAAAAAGGTCTGCAATTTCCTGTTCCTCAAAACCTGTAAGTCCGATATCGAAAGCCTCTGCCTGTAAGGCTTCGATTTCAATACGCAAGAGTTCTTCATCCCAGCCTGCATCCTGTGCCATTCTGTTGTCGGCAATGATATATGCTTTCTTTTGTGCCGGGGTAAGATGGTCAGCTAAAACACACGGAACTTCCTCAATATGCTCCTCTTTGGCTGCCATCACTCTTCCGTGACCTGCAATGATATTGTAATCCCCATCAATGATGACAGGGTTGATGAACCCGAACTCACGGAGCGAAGCACGAAGTTTATTTATCTGCTCTGCATTATGGGTACGGGCATTATTCACATAAGGTATCAATTTGTCAATTGATACAAGTTTCATTTCTGTTGTAGTCTGCATACTCCACCTCTAATACAATCCCCATTCGGCAAACTTCTCAAAGCCACCGATGGAACGAATAAATGCTCTCGCTTCTTCTACGATTTCTGCATAAGGAATGCCGCCAATCATCACATCACCAATTGCACAGCAAATTTCCACAGGCTTTCCTGTTTTCTGTGCTTTCAAGAATGCATGGATGTTTAAAGACACATCTGCTTTCGACAAATCCTTACCATGTAATCCACCACCTGTTACTGCATCAGCCATATCAGAGCCTAGCTTTCGATTGGTAGCACCTGTATCTACATCCGTACCACCAGTCCAGTCACCGATAGGGTTTACTTCCGCAAAGCTGTATTTCTCTTCCAGCTTAGTTCTGTCTGCATTGCTCTGACAGATAATAAGTCTGCTGCCATCAAGGATGTATTTACCATCAGTCGGATACTCCTCATAAATCTCACGGGCAATTTCAGACAGAGTTCTCTGTTCCTTTGTAAGAGGCATACCTTTGAAGATACCATTATCTCCACAACGAACCTCTACCGACTGATTATGTGAAAGATGCACATCCTGTGGAACAATCACAATATCAGTTTTCATTTCTCCTGCAATACGCTTGATTGCCTGTTTCACTACTTCCTCAACAATATGAGCAGAGGTTTCGATAATCGCATGGCACACATCATGTCCAATTAAGACCTCAACTGCAATCTTAGGATTTTCTTCTGTTTCATAAGCCAAATCAACAATGGCTCCTGCTATTCTGTCAGCCACCTTGTCCGGATGGCTTGGATTTACTTTTTCAATCATGTTATATTCCTTTCCGTGTACGAAGGAGTCTTTCCATCACATCGTCCTGTGGTGTTGCCCCGGAAAATTCCACCGAGCAGTTCTCCTTTACCACTTGAAAAATCTGATACCAAATCTGATTCACTTGTTTCATGTACTGCTGCGACATCGCAACATACGGACTGGCTATGGCATTTCCTGTAGTTGGGTGCTTTGCAAGGAAGCCAAATTCACTTATGCATTCCTCACATTGGATCCAACGGGACACGCTCATCGCATACTGTTCTATAAGCTGTATGTTAACGAGTCTTTCACAGCCTCTCTCTTTCAGCCAGTTCCAAGTTTCCTTATACACCTCTGCTGCACAGAGGTCTTTGCCAGCTTTCTGTTTGGATGTTAAATAATCTTTGATTGGCGGAACATCCTCGCCTGTGAATGTAGGCGGGTCTGGTAATGAAATAACGGTAGCTGACTGTCCATCGTTCATTTTGTCGACCAAAGCCTTGGACTTTCGACCTGCTCCTACACGGGCACCGCCACGGTTTGTTCCGTCTTTTGCCATGTTTTCCTCACTTTCTAACGATTGGGGGTTTAATACCCTGTTTGATTTCTATAAAATGCGCGTGTGACCCCCACCCCGTTGCACACTATATTAGCTGTAGAGATTTGAACCGCCCCTACCCGCTGTTCTTATGCCAACGGTCTCCTCGTTCTGCGTGGATTCTTGAATGGCAAGACTTACATAAAGAAATAAGGTTGCTTCTGTCATGTGTTCCACCTTCTGCCAAAGGTTTGATGTGGTGTACTTCTTCCACAGGAACGTACAATCCTTTCTCCAAACACTTCTCACACATTGGGTGGCTCTTCACATAAGAGTCCCTTATCCTTTTCCACACTCGTCCGTACCTACGGTTTACAGCAGCTTTGTCTCTGTCGTAAGTCTCGTAGCGTTTGTTCTCTTCCTTTTGATGTTGCTCACAGAACCTTCCGTATGTAAGGTTGGGACATCCCGGCTTGGAACACGGACGTTTTGGCTTCTTGGGCATCCTACTCACCTCCTACTGTTTTTAGGCATAAAGAAAGCCCTCACAGTGGGGCTGCCACCATGAAGGCTGTTCTGTTATCCATTTTGCTATGATAACAATATCACATATGGGAGTCGGACATTGCTGGACATTTACGGACATTTACGGACAACTTATTTTATTTATTGCCCTATCGTGCCATCTTCTAATGGTTCTTTCATCAGCGTGAAGGACATCCCCAATCTGTGACCACGTATAGTTTTTGATATAACGGTAGGTCAAAACTATCTGTTCATCGTGGTTCTCCAATGTACCGATAACCTCCATGATTTCCTTCTTCGTAACAAGGAGGCTTTCCAACTTCTCCATATACTCCCTTTCGTACTCATCAATCTTAAGCAGGGTCTTGATATATGGGGCATCTGTATTTTTAGTCGCATTATAATGTTCTTCAAGACCAGGACTTCCAACCGATGATGCCAGTTCTCTTAATGTATCAATCTCCTCTTTCAAAAGGGCGATTCTTTGTTCCAAACGATAGGCTTGGCTTAAATATTCTCTTACTGTCATGCTTAAACCTCCTCATCCAATTTGCGAATCAGCATTTCGGGGTCGATTTCTGTAAGAACACCAAACCAATCGGAACGAAAGAAGTTTAATATTTCCTGTTTCTTTATTTCCGCATCTTTATTTGCCCTTCCTCTTGATAATTTCTTAAGGGCATCTCTGTAATCCTTCACAGCCTGCAATATAATCGCATTCGCAAGTCCTGTATATGGATCCTCTGTATTACTTCCTTGCATTCATCAATACCTCCGAAAATTTTTATTTCCCTTGGATTGACTCTGATTGTCTTTGATTGTCATTGATTGTCATTGATTGTCATTGATTTAGGTCTGCTTTAACCGCATCGATTAAAGCCGCCTGTGTATTGTCCTTATCAGACAACGCTTTTACGATTCGTTCATCTATCGTACCCTTGGATATAAGGTGGATGATTTTTACACAACTTGCCGTCTGACCTTGTCTATACAGACGGGCATTTGTCTGTTGGTATAATTCCAACGACCATGTGATTCCGAACCACACAAGAGTTGAACCACCACTTTGAAGATTAAGGCCGTGACCTGCTGATGCCGGATGCACAAGTGCCACAGGAAGTTCTCCCCTGTTCCATTTTTCGATGGATGCATCTGAATCCAAACGCTGATACTGCACTCCCAAGGATTTTAGTCTTTCCTCAATTCGGATAAGGTCGTGCTTATACCAATAAGCAACCATAAGTGGCTGACCATTGGCTGCCTCGATAATATCTTCCAAAGCATCGAGCTTCTTATCATGGAATTCGATGTAGCTTTTATCATCGGTATAAACTGCACCGTTAGCCATCTGCGACAGCTTTCCTGAAAGTGATGCAGCATTGGATGCTGTAATTTCTCCACCGGGGAGACTTAAGACAAGGTCTTTTTTCATTTCTTCGTATGTATCCAGTTCACTTGCACTAAGGTATACCGGATATTCCGTACTTAGAAGACTAGGCATTTCCAAGTAGTCGGTAGCTTTCATGGAGATTGTGATATCATCAATCTTCTCATAAATCTGCTGCTCGGCTCCCGGTAACAGCTTGTAGGAATACACAATAGGTCCATTAACCCTGTCCGGCTTAAAGTAATTCAGTCGGTACTGACCAATGAATCTTCCAAGTCTTGCTCCCATATCAAGCACCTTATATTCTGCAAACAAGTCCATCATGCCATTGGATGACGGTGTTCCGGTAAGACCAACCATTCTCTTAACCATCGGTCTTACTTTCATAAGGGAACGGAATCGTTTGGACTGCCAGTTCTTAAAAGAAGATAGTTCATCAATTACAACCATGTCATAGTCAAAGGGCTGTCCACTTTGTTCAATCAGCCACGGTACATTTTCACGGTTGATGATGTAAATATCTGCATCCTTCTGTAATGCTTTCTTTCGTTGTGCTACTGTTCCAACCACTATGGAATAGCGTAATCCTTTGAGATGCTCCCATTTCTCTATCTCTCCGCTCCATGTATGCTTTGCTACACGAAGGGGTGCAATAATGAGAACCTTGGAAACCTCAAAGCTGTCATACATTAGTTCCATGATGGCAGTAAGGGTAATACTACTCTTTCCCATACCCATATCAAGCAGGATTGCTGCTATGGGATTTTTCTTTATAAACTCAATCGCATACTCTTGGTACGCATGAGGCTTATAGCATAATCTCATCTAATATTCCTCCAATCTGGCTCATATCGTCCAACACATACACACGGAATCCTAATCTGCGTAGTAGCTTGTGTCTTGAAACCTGTAAAGGTCTTGGTTTCTCTCCCGGAGCCTTAACTTCCACAAAGGCAAACTTTCCACCAGGTAATAAGACAATTCGGTCTGGAACCCCATCAAATCCTGGGGACACCCACTTAGGACAAATGCCACCACGCTTTTTCACTTCCGTGATTAACTTCTTTTCTATCTGTTTCTCTCGCATCGCAATCCTCCATCAAATTTTCCAAAAGTGATGGTCAAGAACCTCATTTCCTAAACTCCCCTTATATCAATTTTTTCTATTTTTTTATCTCTATAGGTAACTTTAGGAATAGACTGTAACGACCATCACAAATGGCTAAAAATAAGGGTTTTGTGCAAATGCAAGCCAAACACAAAAAGTTAGTATCTGACTTGCACCGACCTGCACTCTTAAAAGTTAAATGAAATCATTTCCCATTTTGAGTTTCACGCCATGCACCATCACACCCTTGTTGGTTTTGTGTCGATAGAATCCTGCTTTATCAATGGCAGAATAAAAGTCCGTGGTACTACGGATATACTCTCCGTTCTGAATGCAGTAAGCACGATATTGCTGATAGAACTCTCCTGACTTTTCCTCAAAGGAGTCATCCACTTCACAGCACTCGGCAATAAAGTGTCCAAGCCAGTCATTGTCCTCACGGTAGGCTTCAACCGCATCTCTTACGACCTTCGGGTCAGCCACCTTATGATTTGCTTTGCTTACCTTTTCTGCCCCTTCAATAATCCACTTCATAATTGCGGGACCGGCATTCTCAAAAAGGTAATCAGCATAGTTCTTGATGTCAGAGTTGCCCTTGATTTTTGCATTGAATGGAATGACCTTTAATCGTCTCCAAATACCGTCATCATTGGCTCCGACACGAGGTAAATGGTTGGTGTACAGCACGACCTGATGGGCAGGCATAAAATGGAAGGGATCCTTATATTTCTTACATGCCTGTATTTCATCCGTGGAACAAAGTTGCTTAACCATAGCTGTATTAAGACGCACACCTTCCTGCATCTCGGATGCAATGATGAGTCTTTTGCCCTTAAGCTCCGCCATCTCTGGCTGTGCGTTTACCTTGTTTCCCATCGTGAGAATGTCTGATGAAATTTTCCCGCTATAGGTTCCAAGCACACGAGCAATGGTGTTCCAAAAGGTAGATTTACCGTTTGCACCATCTCCGTAGGCAATGATGATGAACTCCTCATACACCTTGCCAATTGCTGCAAGACCAATAACCATCTGTACATATTCGATGAGTTCCTGATCACCGCAGAAGAATGTCTCTAAGGCCTCAAGCCAAATATCCATACCTTCATCTCCCGGAGATACTTCTGTAATTTTGGTAATAAGGTCGAATGGGTCATGTGGTTGCACACCTGCCATTCCCTTTTCCAAGTTGTAAGTAGCAAATGGTGTATTAAGAAGAACTGGGTTCTTATCAAGGTCGGAAACCTTAATGGTAACCATCGACTTAGCCACATTCAGAGCCGAAGTAATATACTTGTAATCTCTGCGTTTCATAGTGAAAGCCATGTACTTTTCAGCCGCAAGCAACGCATAGAACAGACCGAGCTGGTCTCCTTCTACTTCCTTTGCTACCGCCTTTGAACCTGCCTTCACGGTGGACTCGGCAATACCTGCATCTATCAGTTGTTTTCTTACTCTTTCCAACTCATCGTTGGCATCTGCAAGCTGAAGGTCTAAAAATTCCACACAGGCTCCGACAGCCATCTGCTTATCTTCCACCCACACCTCTCCGTCAAAACGAATAAAGTCTGTGGCAGCAGTAAACTTAAGTTCATCCCCGTACTCCCTACAAAGCACACGAGCCTGTCCGACATCGGAATAATCATCCGGCTTTAGGGAATCACCTTCTCCACCACCGAAATCATCGTTGTAGTCATCCGGCGGAACATATCCATCCTGCCCCTGTATCTTCTTTGCAAATTTCACAGCACTGTACCAGATGGTCTTAAGTTCCTCATCTGATAATGGCGGGTCACACTTTTCAGCTTCTTCGAGAAAAATCTCGTGTGCTTTGTCTGTGGCTCCGTAGCGTTTCACTACTCTGCCTGCAAAACGAGAAAGGGTATTGTTTCTCGTACCCGCTTGGATAACTCCACCTGTGGATGTATCCTCTTCGTCTTCTTCAATCTGTACTTCTTCATCAATCGTTACCCAGCCTTCATGCCACACAACCTCGGTACAATCAGCACCATAGATAAAGCGAGCCGCATCTAATGCGTTTCCATCGAATACCGGGAAGGCTTTGTGGATGGCTCTTTTTAATGCTGCGTAGTCATCTGCATGGGTACACACAGCAATTGGGAAGTAAACGTGGTACTTCGGTCTTGGTGCCTGTCCGTCTTTTGCCAACATATGATGGCGGCTAGGTGCCAACGCATAGGAAATGTCCGGCATCATCTCGTCCAACATATCTGCCGTAACCCAGTCAGCAGGATTATCTGAATGGTCGTTATCCAAATCCATGACCACTACATCCGACTGAATGAAGTTACTGACATTTCTGTAGTTCTTCTGATATTCAGCACAAACGTGGTCGAACTTTACTGCATCAATCAACCCCTCTGCACTCGTTACCACGCATTTCTGTGGGTAGGTGCAGTTCTTGGCATTGCCGACACAGGCTGCGTTAAAAATTGTTAACTGCATTTTTCTTCCTCCTTTAAATCCTCCGTGAAATAACGGATTGTCATTCTTTTCTGTTTTGCTCTCGCAATTTCTGCTTCCATTCCTTCTGAAATAAAAGAACCGAACACCCAAATCTCTAAACAATGTGCAAGCAGAATCATATCCATCTGCATTGCAAGGTCTCTTTCTGTCTTTTCATCCATGTATTGAGGAAGTAATAAATGCGGTGCTATCGGAATTGCACCTTGGTCTACAGCAAATCTGCTGTACTTTCGAGCCTTCAGCGTGTTCCCTTCTATATCCCCAGAATACGGAGAACAGATATAAACAATCGGTCTGAACTTCTTTTCTGCCTTTTCCATATTGGCTATTGCCCGAAAAGGAACTGGGTCGCTATAGCCCTCTGCGTTTGTATAAGTTATCCCATCTGGACTCACCCCTTTCGTTAAAAAATTATGAATTTATCTCTTCACTATCCTTGGGTCACGAAGTTTCGTTTTGAACGGAATTATTTTTAGAAAATCGAAAATTTTTGAGTTTCTTCCTTTTATATGCAAAAAACTGCTATGAAAAATTTTCAAAAAAGTCTCGTTCAAAATCGAATTTGCTGACCCAAGGATAGTGAGAGGCAATGAAGCCACAAAAAACTTCCTGAAAAAAAGTCAAAAAAAAAATCCGTTCAAAACCGGATTTACTGACCCAAGGATAGTGAAAGGCAATGAAGCCACAAAAAACTTCCTGAAAAAAAAGTCAAAAAAAAATCCGTTCAAAACCGGATTTGTTGACCCAAGGATAGTGAAAGGCAAAAGACCCAATCAGAAAGGTGGTGTTGAAATGGCAGCTGATAACAGGGAAACATTCATCGAATCATCGATTGATGAAGAACTCGCAGACGTGCTTATAGCCATCAGCGTAATAACCAAAAGGCTGGCACGAAAAATCACAGAAAATCATATGTCAAAAGGAGAAAAACAATGCACGAAAACAACGGACTAACAGGCAAGACAATCAATGTCAAACACAAACACGGTCACACCGATGCGTACCCTTGGAATGGAATCGCTGTTCCGGTTCTAATTACGGAAGAACACACAAACTTCTATGTTGGTACTGTCCTTCCACATCACGCACCTGGAGGATTTGGAATATCCCAACCTTATAACGTGACTCTGGACAAGCATGACCTTAAGGTCGGAAATCTCATCATCGTAGGAGGAAAGTAAAAATGGGAAAAATGAAGGAACTTTCAGCAATTTTGGACAGCATGGTCGAGTGTGGCAACGCATTAGTAACATCTGCCAATGCACTCAAAGACTTATGCGAAAACATCGTATCTTGTGGAAACACACTACAGAATGCGGCTAACGCACTTAAGGATTTCTACTCTTCTGTTACAGAAGAAGAACCAAAAGCTGCACTTCCTAAAAAGGAAACCACACCAAAGAAAGAAACTGAAAAGACATATACCCTTGAGGAAGTCAGAGCCATTCTCTCTGCAAAATCCAAAGCCGGATTCAGAGAACAGGTAAAAGAAATGATTACAAAACGAGGTGTAGATAATCTCACAAAATTGGATTCATCGGAGTATCCATCCCTTGTTAAAGAAGTGGAGGGACTCACCAATGGCTAAACACGCGCTCTTATCAGCATCAGCCAGTCATCGTTGGATAAACTGTCCACCAAGTGCAAAGCTGTGTGCTGTTGAAGAAAATAAATCCAGTCCGTATGCCCAGCAAGGCACGGACGCACACGAACTCTGCCAGTACAAGGTAGAACACGCATTAGGTAAAAATGTATCTGACCCTACTGCAAACCTTGAGTTCTTTGATACGGAAATGGATTACTGCTCCGACCAATACTGCTCCTATGTTATGGAACAGTTGGCGGCTGCAAAAGAACTCTGCAATGACCCTGAAATCTTAATCGAGCAACGCTTGGACTTCTCCAAGTGGGTGCCGGAAGGTTTCGGTACTGGAGACTGTGTCATCGTAGCCGATAGAGAAATCCATGTAATCGACTACAAACACGGACTTGGGGTTCTGGTATCGGCAAACAACAACTCCCAAATGCTGTGCTATGCACTTGGAGCATTGGAGTTGTTCGACGGAATCTATGATATCCAAACAGTTAAAATGACCATCTTCCAACCTCGTAGGGATAACGTAAGTACATACGAAATCTCCAAGGAAGAATTACTAAAATGGGCAGATGAGGTTCTTGCCCCTACCGCACAGCTTGCCTTTAATGGCGAGGGAGAATTTAGTGCAGGTGAGCATTGCCAGTTCTGTCGTGTCAAAGCGACCTGCCGTAAACGAGCAGAGGAAAACTTAAAACTGGCTCAGTACGATTTCGAGATGCCTATTAACCTTAACGATACTGAAATTGCCGCCATCCTTTCACAGGTGGACGAGCTGGTATCGTGGGCTAATGACATTAAAGAATATGCACTTCAACAGGCCTTAAGCGGAACAGAATATGAAGGCTTTAAGGTAGTCGAAGGAAGGTCAATCCGTAAGTACACCGATGAGGATGCTGTGGCTTTCATCGTAAAAGACCACGGATTTGACCCTTACGAGAAGAAACTTCTCGGTATCACAGCAATGACCTCGCTTCTCGGTAAGAAGAAGTTTGAGGAACTCTTAAGTGGACTAATTGCCAAGCCACCGGGCAAACCAACACTCGTGCCAATCTCAGACAAACGACAGGCAATGAGTACAGCCAAAGAAGATTTCAAAGAAAATGAAGGAGGACAAGACAATGGCTAATATGAGTATTCCTACTAAGGTAATCACAGGCGTGAATACCAGATGGTCCTTTGTTAATGCATGGGAACCAAAATCAATCAATGGAGGTGCACCTAAATACAGCGTGTCCCTCATCATCCCAAAGGATGATATTGCAACTATCAACAAGATTAAGGCAGCTATTCAGGCGGCTTACGAAGAGGGCGAGTCTAAACTTAAGGGTAATGGAAAGACAGTTCCTGCTCTCTCTGTTCTTAAAACTCCACTTCGCGATGGCGATTTGGAACGTCCAGACGATGCGGCATATGCAAATGCATATTTCGTAAATGCTAATTCCGCTACTGCTCCTGGTATCGTAGATGCAGACAGACAGCCTATCATTGAACGTTCAGAGGTTTACTCTGGTGTATATGGTAGAGCATCTATCAACTTCTACGCATTCAATTCAAATGGCAATAAAGGTATTGCCTGCGGATTGAATAACTTGCAGAAGATTCGTGACGGAGAGCCTTTAGGCGGCAAGTCTCGTGCAGAGGATGACTTCGCAACTTCTGATGAGGACGATTTCCTCTCATAAATAATTCGTAACCAACTGGTGGCACAATTGGTATCCACGTGGTGGCAAGGCAAACCGCCTTGCTGCCACTATTTTTTTTAATAGGAAGGTGACAAAATGCGTAAAATTGGGACTTTATCGATTGATATTGAAACTTATTCAAGTATAGATCTGGCAAAATGTGGTGTATATAAATACAGTGAATCCTCGGATTCTGAGGTTTTACTCTTTGCATATTCTGTTGATGGCGGATCCGTTATTGTAATTGATGTAGCAAACGGAGAATCCATACCGGATGAAATATTACAAGCACTTGTTGATGATTCCGTTATCAAATGGGCATTCAATGCAGCATTTGAGAGAGTGTTCCTCTCCATTTGGCTAAAACGTAACTACCCGGAACTCTTCTGCTCTTACAGTATTCCGGAAGATTCCGTTGGAAACTATCTCGACCCATCTGCTTGGAGATGCTCCATGATCTGGTCAGCTTACATGGGACTCCCACTCTCGTTAGAAGGTGTCGGTGCTGTTCTTGGATTAGAAGAACAGAAACTAAAGGAAGGCAAAGACCTCATTCGTTACTTCTGCAAACCTTGTGCAGCAACCAAGGTCAATGGTGGCAGAACCCGTAATCTACCAGAACACGCACCGGATAAATGGGAATTATTCAAAGCCTACAATAAAAGGGATGTTGAGGTTGAAATGAATATACAGAAGAAACTCTCCCACTATCCTGTTCCTGAATTTGTGTGGGAAGAATATCATCTCGACCAAGAAATCAATGACAGAGGCATTGCTCTTGATATGGATGTTGTGGAAAATGCTATTAGAATTGATGCTATCAGCAAAGCAACTTTAATGGCTACCATGCAGGATTTGACAGACCTTGAGAATCCGAACTCCGTAGCACAAATGAAAGGATGGCTTGCAGCCAAAGGAGTAGATACCGACTCCTTAGATAAAAAGGCTGTTATCGAATTACTTAAGACCGTACCAACTGATGTGGCTGATGTTCTTACACTTCGTCAGCAGCTCGCCAAATCATCTGTAAAGAAATACCAAGCCATGCAGAATGCTGTGTGTGACGATGGACGAGCAAGAGGTATGTTCCAGTTCTATGGTGCAAATAGATCAGGCAGATGGGCAGGTCGCATCATTCAGTTACAGAACTTGCCACAAAATCATATGGAAGATTTGGATGTTGCCCGTGACATTGTAAAATCCGGGGACTACGAAATCCTCAATATGTTCTATGATAATGTGCCGGGTGTTCTCTCTGAACTCATCCGTACAGCCTTTATCCCTCGTGAAGGATACAAATTTGCTGTAGCAGACTTTAGTGCTATTGAAGCAAGGGTAATCGCACACTTAGCCAAGGAAAGATGGCGTATGAAGGTTTTTGCTGATAACGGAGACATTTACTGTGCTTCTGCATCTGCGATGTTCGGTGTACCTGTTGAAAAGCACGGTCAGAATGCCCACCTTCGTCAGAAAGGTAAAATCGCAGAATTAGCGTTAGGTTATGGCGGCAGCGTGGGAGCATTAACCTCTATGGGTGCTTTGGATATGGGACTTGCCGAAGAAGAACTCCAGCCACTTGTTGATGCTTGGAGAGCTGCCAACCCAAACATCGTACAATTTTGGTGGGATGTTGACAATGCAGTAAAACGTGCTATTAAGGAGCGTACTGCTACGAAGACCCACGGCATCCGCTTCATCTACAAAAGTGCCATGCTCTTCATCGTTCTTCCATCCGGCAGACGATTGGCTTATGTGAAACCTCGCATTGGAGAGAATAAATTTGGGGGCGAGTCAGTCACTTACGAAGGTGTGGGTACAAATAAAAAGTGGGAACGCATCGAATCATACGGTCCCAAATTTGTCGAAAACATCGTACAGGCAATCAGCCGTGACATTCTCTGCTATGCACTTCGTACCTTAAGCCACTGTTTCATTGTAGGTCATGTACACGATGAAGTTATCATCGAATGCAGACAGGATGCATCCTTGGAGGCTATCTGCGAACAGATGGGACGTGTTCCAGAATGGATTGAAGGCTTACTGCTCCGTGCTGATGGCTATGAAACACAATTTTATAAAAAGGATTAAAGCAAAAGCCGGGCATCATACCCGGCTATCCTTTTAATCTAATTTCTTTTTCAATTCCTTAAGCAGCTTGTCCTTTCTGCCATGCAAAGTTGTCTGTGGAATTCCAAACTCTGCTGCCATCTCACGTTCCGTCTTTTCCTCTGCAATTCCCTTACAGATACGCTTCTTTTCATCTGTTAATTTCTCACATTCTGCAAGTAAATCTTTAACCAACATAAGGTCTGAAACTACATTAGCTGGGTCGTTTTCATCTGTTGCAGCATCATAGCCTTCTTCTACAAGCGCATCATAAGAAGTTTCATTTTCATTCTGTCTCTGCATCGCACGGATATCCTTTCTTACCATTGCACATAATCCATCCGTCATACGTTTTGCCTCAACCGCTGAATCACCTTCCATAATCGCATAATAGCGACCAACACCATGCATCACAATCCAACGAACCGGAATCCCCAGATTTTCATAATACTGAATTGTTCCGTAGTCTTCCTCAAGAATTGGAATGTAGATTGGATTGTTAATAGTTACTAAATTAGCCTTCTTTGTCATTGTTTGTCCTCTTTCCGCCCTGGCTACGCCACCAGACGAGGACACCAACAACCGCACGACAATTAAGCGGGGATTTATCAAACCCTACAAAAGACCTTATGTCTTG